TCTTGTACGGTACGTTCTTTTTTATCGGTCATATTTATAAAAAAATATAATATTGTTAATATATTTTTCAATTTATATTTTTTGCCTATAGTATTTAATATCTCTTCATCATTTGTAGATCACTAAATTCAATTGTACTAGCTCTTTTCATATGTTTATTCTCATCTTTTTTACCTTTTTCTAATTCTTCAATACGAGCATCTTGTTTTTTAATGATACCCAATAGAGTAACAAATATTTCCTCGTTTGCTAGCATATGACTACATTGATATTTGGGTGTGGGTGGCTGTCTACTGTTACCCTCCCCCCTTCTCCTATGTATTTCAAAATTATTATTCATGCTGTGTCTGACAGACAAATCCATTTCATTACCTCGCGTCATTGCTCCACGACCATTCTGTTGAGGACAAACCCAATCCAAACGTTGTGTAATAGGTTTAATAAGTGCCTCCAGTCTTTCTATAGATGCCTCATTTGCCAATTTTTTATTTCTTTCCTCCTCCTCTTTAATTTTCTCAGCCAGTATAGCCTGTTGCTTTTGTAAATGTTCCATCTGTTCTATTAGAGAAGCCATTTTTTAATTAAAAAAATATAATATTGTTAATATATTTTTCAATTTATATTTTATACTTCGCGGCGTTGATAGTGTCCCATATCCATAAATCTACCTTGTCGTCTCTTTTTATTATTGATGATTTTAATGCTTTTTTGTGAAATATACACTCGTAGAATATATAAAATATACTTCTTATATACCGAAAACATTGATTGATAATATGGTTGTGGCATTCTATAAACATATGGCTTTACTTCAATATCAAAACCATTATAATTATAAGTATAACCTTCATCAGTATTAAATAATCTTTCATATTCATTCGGATTAATTAGCGCCTCTATATTTGGATCAAATAGTCCTACCATATAATGCTTCAAACATGGGGTATATCCCATTCTTACATGGAAGTAACAAGAAGAAAGTGTCACTGCTTTTCCACCACACGTACATTTTTCCATTCCATGTTCAATCAATCTTAAACTCACATCGAGTTTTTCCTTGTATGTGGGGTCGAAATCATATATTTCCCTGGTAAGTTCAATGGGTAGTGAATAAAATAAATTCGCCATTGTTTCTAATGCTAATAAAAAATTAATGTAAGATATAAGTCAATTTTTATTTACAATAATGTAGATAAATAATAATTTAATGTATTTTTTAAGTATTTTCAGCGATGCGTATTTTATATTCCTCAAATATTTCTCCATATGGCCACTTTGAATTATGTTCTTTCCATTCAACTAATCCGGATAACATATTTTCTACAAGTTTTGGATGATCAGACAACCATTTTTTAAATCTGTTTTCTTCTTTATCATCTTCTCTTCTCATATCTTGAATATTTAATATTTTATTCGAAAAGTTTTTTTTTAATTTTAGTGGGAAATTAAATTCAGTTAAAATTTCTGTAAATATGTCTTCTGCGAAATATTTATTAAATGTATCCATATCTAATTCAATTGTATATTTTTCACCAGACATAAAATTATAAATGATGGCCCATTTGAATTTAATAATATTATCTTCGCTTTTTTTTATCCCCAAATAGTTATACAGTAATACTTGCAAAAGCCAAAATTTTTTACATTTACCACGATGTTTACTTATCTTAAATTCAAACAGAGCATTTTTTATATATCCATCTATTCTACCATTTATTTCACAGGAATACTTATCATTATCTAATAATAATTCTTCTTTTAATATTTTTTCATCGCGTTCAATGTATTCAATATTATTACACGATATTTCTGTTCTTATATCTTTCAATTTATTTGTAATTGACATAATATTATCAATACAATTTTCTAAGTCTCCATTAAAATATTCAGTATCATTATTTATTTTATGAGAACACTCGATATATGATGGAGAAAATATATATTCATATAATAGACACAAATTCCAACATTTTTTATTATTTTCTAATCCAAAATCTGAAAATATATTTTTAAAATAATCGGGCAAAAATATAATAAATGGACATATTTCTGTATATTTATGTGTTAAACATTCAATAAATGTTTTTATTTCTTTATATTTTTTTATTATTTTATTATTTTTATCTTTATACTTATCATTATTATCAATTATTTTTATTATATTCAACAGATTAAAACCATTTATAAAATTATAGAAATTATAAGTGTCCTTTAGAAAATCAATAATTAATGGGTTTTTATTTTCATTTATATATTCAACATTTCTATCACATTCAATAATTCTTTTTAAAAATTTATATAATTCGTCTTGTATTTTTATTGAAATAACAATATTTGGTAAATGTCCTAATAATGTTGGTGTGTCAGCGTTAGTATATTCTATAGTTGTGGGATTACCAAAAATTTCTTCTTCAATTGTAACACATTCTTTCAATGTTTCATCCAAACTATTATACTTGTCGCTTTTATCAACTATATTAGTTATTGATAAGATATTTCTATCTGGTGTATTTAATTGACTAAATATTATTTTTCTCAATTTAGTTAAAGGCGTATTATATCCAATGTTTCCATTTTCGTGATTTTTTTTTATTAACTTTTTACATATATTTTTATACATTTCAGGCATTTCCATATGATTTATTGCTATGTTTTTTAAAATGTTCAATTCTTTAATATTTTTTTTATCCGATATAGTTGGGTTCTTTTTTTCCCTCATTTTTATTTTTTTTATTTTTTCCAAGTCCTTTTCTTTACTATAATAATATTGGAGTTCTATAATTTTTCTTAAAAGTTGTTTTTTTTGCGTTTTTTTTTTATTATTCATTTTAGCTATTTTAGCTATTTTTGCTTTTAAATATTTTGCAAAATCTTGAACAAAATATAACATATTTGACAAATTTTCCATATTATTTGTTAAATATCTTGAAGGATTATCGTTACTTCCAATAAATAAATATTTTTTACTCCTTGAATTTAATACATTAAATAATGATATATCATTAAGCTCGTTGGATGTACCAGGATGATTTGCTTTTGGTATAGACATTTCTGATAACCCAAAAGCAATTATACATTTACTTTCGCCACCTTTAAATCCGTGACCCGAAATTAATGCTATTTTATTTCGTTTTCTTAATGCTCCACATTTTTTACATTTGTTAGATTTTTTATTAAACTTTTTTTTACATTTAGAACACCTCTCTTCTTTAACTTTATTCATATCAATCGTTATATTTTCTCCATCTTCTCCATGTGTTTTAAAAAGATGAGCGGAAATCCCTTTGTTTATTAACATAGATTCTAGTTTGTTAAATACTTTATTAGTATTTACATTAGTAGCTAAAATTGTGATATCTTCCTTCACATCCCGCCAAACACATTCAATAATGTAATTTATAATTTCCGCCGTATGTTTGGCTTCAACATTATCTGTAATTGCCCCATGCATAAAATACATAGGTTTATGTTTATCTTCATTATTTTCTGGTTCTTGGAAATATGATTTAATTTCTTTTCTATTATATTTTTTGTTTGCGGATTTATTTATTATTTTAAGAAATTCACAATGCCAAAAAGGGAGACGAAAACATATGCTCAATGGGTATAATTCTATACTTTCCATTTCTTTATAAATATTAATGGGTGTTGTTGGATATTTTTTTGTTTCATCAGTAATAACTAATGAATACCATATACTTTGTAGGATATCTCCGTATCCTTCAAAAGATATTTCATTATTTTTTATAATTGATAAAATTGCAATAGCATTTAATTGTGAGAAATCTTGTGCTTCATCTAAAATAATTTTATTTATTAAATTACCATTTTTTAATTTAAATGTTAATTTATTAATTTTTACGAGATAATTGTAAATTTGTTGTTTAAGTCTGTGATTATTGCCAAATATATAGATCTGTCGTGTTTCTTGAATTTTTCTCTGACCACTTTCATATTCTAAAACTCCACCATCATTTTGGTAATTTCTTAATTGGCTATCTATAAAAGCAGAATAATTTGAAAATTCTATAGAATGTCCGTTATATTCGGCCGTAATTCTCGTACTCTTTCCGCGCGCTGAGACGAAATTTATTTCTGGTAAATATAATGATATTCTATTTATCAATTCCTCTGTAACATTTGAAACTTTTGTTAATATAATTATATTATATATATTTATGGTTTGTATAAGTTTGTTTATTAATCTAAAAACCAACGTTGTTGTTTTAGCTGAACCAGGAACACCATTAACCAAAATTGATTCATGAGGACTATTAATAATATTATTCTGTTCTTCAGTATATTTGAAATTATTATAACCAATCATAATTATTAAAAAATATAATACTACATTAAACGTAAATCAATTTATTTTTATATTTTTCGAGAGAAAAATATAAAAATATAAAAAAACGCGGACGACGTGATTCGAACACGCGCGGGCTTAGCCCAGTAGATTTCAAGTCTACCCCTTTAACCGCTCAGGCACATCCGCAACAATATTAATTACTATATTGTTTTTAAGTTTTAATATTATAATTATATATGTGTATATCATTTTATTTAGTTTTGGGGATTTCTCTATTGTTAGTTATTTACATTAAATTTAATGTCATTGAAAATTTAGTTTCCTCTATTGAAGGTAAAGTAATAAAAGGTGATCAAACATCTCGTAAAATAGATTATCCTACAGCAAATATGTATATTGAAAAACCATTAGAATGTGGTATTTTTAATGGTAAATCACAATATGGAAAAACTACAGTTATAAGCGGTGGTAATAATTTTGTTGAATGTCATATTCATAATTTTAATAAAAATATTTATGGGAAAAAACTACGGATTGATAATATTAAAAAAATAAATTTCGACCATGATAAAAATTGTAATTTAGCTAAGATGTTATTGAAATAAAAATATAGAAATATTATATTTTTATTTAGTATCCTTAATGAAATATTTATATTTATTTATCATAATATTTTCTTTAGTTGTAGTTAATTATATTTACAACTATTATTATTATCATTATAAAGAAGAAAAAGACTATGTTTTATTTAAATCACTTAATATTCCAGATTTTGATTTTTTAACATTTGATTACTTATCAAATAATCACGGAGATAAAGAAATTTACTTATCTGAAAGTTCATCATCTTCATCCGATATGCCAGACGAAAATATTAAAGAGAATTATAACCCAGATGATATTTATTTTAATTCAGGTGGAACTAATTATAAAAAATCAACTATAAAAGATTTTATAAATAATGATCTTGATGATGACAAATGGTATTTTAAAT